TGAACTACGGCGTGAAGGCCAACACCCTGGGCGTTCAGATGCAGCGCGGGGGCAATCTGACCGCGACGCTGGGTCTGATCGCCCAGGGCGAATCCGTCGCCACGGCGTCGGCCGCCGGCACGGTCGCCGCCGAAATGGCGGTGGCGCGCTTCTCGCAGTTCTCGGGGTCTGTGCTGCGTTACGGCGTGCCGATCGCCGATCTGGTCAGCGGCCAGTTCAACCTGTCGAACGGTCTCGACCCAGTCCCGGCCATCCGCAGCGACGGCCGGGTCAGCGGGATCGACGAAGGCGCGCTGGCCCTGACGGGGCAGATCGGTGTCCGTTACAGCGGGCCTGAACTGCAGCTGCAGGCGGAGAACGGCGAGGCCAGCGACCTGGAGCACATCTGGACGCTGCCGGGCACCGACTTCTCGTTGCGGCTGATCCAGCACCGCGTCTTCCTTCCCAAGGCGAAGCGCCCCGTGACGGGGCCGGGCGGCATCCAAGCGGATTACGCCTATCAGGCGGCCGTCGATCCGACGCTTGGTCGGGCGCTGACCGTCATCCTCGACAACGACGTGGCCGGCTCGGCCTACGGCGCCTGAGGAGAGGTCTGAACCATGCTTCAGCTGAAGATCGCCGCCCAACCGGAATGGCTGGAGCCGGCGCACGGCGTGCGCGTGAAGATGCTGCCGCCCTCGACGCCTGTGATCGTGGAAGCCCGGCGGATCAGCGCCGGGCTGATGGTGGCCCACGGGGTCGAGATGGATGACGACGGCGTCGGACACATGGGCCAGGCGCTGTTCGTCATGACGGCGGCCTATGTGGCGGCCGGCGCGCTCGAATGGGAGGGCGTGGCCGACGATACCGGCTCGCCCGCCCAGACGCTGACGCCCGACCAGGTCGTGGCGCTGTTGGGACAAGAGCCCGAAATCTTCGACTTCTTCGACAGGGGGTACGCCAGCGAAGTGTACGCCCTGATGTCGGAAAAAAAAGGATCGTCTCCCTCGCCGAGTGGCAGTTCGGGGAGGGAGGCGGATCTTACTGCCGGGACAGCTGCCGACGACAGTACTGCGGGGGCGAAGGCGAGCCCTGCCCCTTCGACCGGCACGCGCCGAAAACCCCGCAAGGCCGCCGCGTCTGGGACGTCCTCGACGCCTGCGCCGGCCAGTTGAGGTCGAGCGGGTTCGGCGCCTTCGCCCTGGACTACGGCTCCGTGGTCGCCTTCGCCCAGCTGGGGGGGGCGATGGACGAGGCGACCCGGCTGCTGCTGTCCGAGGCCCTTCCTCTGGTCGAGGGGCAGATCGTCAAGGGGCTGCGCCGGGAGGATGACGAATGAGGGCGAAGGTCAGCGTTGAGGCGGAGGGGCTGGCAGCCGAGATCGAGAAGGAGCTGGCCCGCGACGTCACCGCCAGCGTGCGGGAGGGAACGGAGACCCTGAAGGGGCTCCTGCGCGGCGCCACCGAACAGGCGTTCAAGGGCAACCGGCTGCCGAAGGCCTGGCGAGGCAAGGTCTATCCCCAGGGGCAGAATAGCGTCGACGCGGCTGGCGTGGTGTCGGTGCGCGGCAAGGCGGCTGAAATCATTGAGACGGCGCTCAAGGCCACCGTCATTCGCGCCAGGGGCGGGCGCTGGCTGGCGATACCGACCGAGGCAGCCGGAAGGTTCGGATTGAAACGCGGCGCCAACGGCATGGGGGCGACCGTTAACAAGCGTGGGGCGCGCGAGCGGATCACGCCTGGCGGCTTTGAGCGGCGCACGGGCATGAAGCTGCGCTTCGTTTATGAGGGCGGCAAGAAGGGCGGGCGTCGCGCCTTTCTGATCGCCGATCAGGCCATGCTGGGGCCCGGCCGGGTCGCTCGGCCATATCGGACAAAAGGTCGAGGTTCTCGTCTGTACGGACCCGCCGGGCAGTCGTTCGTCGTGTTCGTTCTGGTGCCGCAGATCACCACGCAGAAGCGAATGGATCTCGACCTCATCGCTGAGCAGGTCGGTGCGAAAACGGCGGGCCTCATCTCCATCACCAGGAGTCGTTGATATGCGCGCGAAAGAAATTCCCATCCGTCTCCAGCCGACCGGCGGCAAGGACGTCATTCGCGAGGCCGAGGGCGCGGAGCGCGCGCTGGTGCGCATGAATGAGAAGGCGGCAGCCGGATCTGATAAGGCCGCCGCCGCCGCCATGCGGGAGGTCGAGCGCCTGCGCGAAGTGGCCAAGGCGGCCGCCCAGGCGAACACGGCGCTGCAGAGCCGGATCGACCAGACGACGGGCGTCAGCGGCGGGACCAACGCCCGCGCTTCGGTTGCGGGGCGGACGCTCGAGGCCGCCGATAAGGCCTATGATCGGCGCGCACAGGTGTTGATGGAGACCTTGAACCCGGCTTGGGCGGCGCAACAAAGGCTGAATCAGGAACTGGCCGAGTACGACGCGCTGGCCAAGCGCGGGAAGATCACGACCGAACAGCTGGCCCAGGCGCAGAACCTGGCCAAGCAGCGTTACAATGAGACGGCGACCGCCATCGAGCGGCAGGGGAAGGGGCTGAGCCGCAACGTCGTGGCGTCGCGACTGAACCTTGGGCGTCAGGGCGCGGACGTCTTCACTACGGCCGCCATGGGCATGAACCCGGCCATGATCGCGATCCAGCAAGGGCCGCAGATCCTGGACGCCTGGTCGACCTCGGCCATCAAGCTGACGGGGCCATTGACGCTGTTGGTCGGAACAGTCGGCGTGTTGGGCGGCGCGACCGCCGCCTTGGCCGTCGCCTGGAACCAAGGGCAGGGGTCGGCCCTCGCCTATGATCGTGCTGCAAGCGGCCTTGGGCGCACCGCCCGAATGACGGCGGGCGAGCTGAAGGCTGCGGCCGAGGCGGGCGCAGAGGCGGGCGAGATCTCGCTGAAGTCGGCTAGGGAAATGGCGACCGCTTACGTCTCGACCGGCAAGATCGGCGGCGAAGTGATGAGCGGCTTGATCGCCATCACAAAGGAATACGCTGCGTTCGCCAGCACAGACGCTAAGGGCGCGACGGAGGAACTGGCCAAGGCGATGACGGACCCTGCGAAGGCCGCGCGGGAGTGGACGCGCCAGTTTGGCCTAATGGATCAGAAGACGCTTGATCATATGGACAGTCTGGAAAAGCTGGGTGACCGGACGGCCGCACAGAAACTGTTGCTTGAGGCCCTGACCGGCGCTGTCGACGGGCATGCGGACCGAGTGACCACGATCTCCTCTGCCTGGGATGCGGCTGCGCGCGCCGTCAGCAACTATTGGACCAAGCTTGGCGAGGCGCTCTACACCACGCCGGAGGAGCGCATCGCCAAGATCGAGGATGCGCTGCAGAACCGCCCTCTGCTGCTGCCCTTCGCCAGGCGCGGATTGGAACGCCAGTTGGACGACCTGCGCTTCCAGCAGGGCTACGACAACGCCAAGCTTGAGAATGACCAGCGCATGGCGGCCGCCAATCAGGCGGCGCAAGAGGCAAGGGATCGCACGGACGCGGGCAGGAAAGATCGGGACAGGGCGGCGCGGGACGCGGAGCGCGCTCGGCGGGAGGCCGAGCGTCAGGCACGTGAGCTGCTGCAGCGGACGCGGCGTGAAGAGGACTTCGAGAGCAATCTGTCGCTGCAGGAAGCCAAGGCGACCAACAATCTGGACCGCGTCCGCGATCTTGAGGCCGAAGCGCGGGTGAGAGCGCGCATCCGCCAGCTGGAAGACGACGGCGTGGCGGCCGCCCAGGCGAAGAGCCGTGCAACGCAAGAAGAACAGCGCCTGCTGGAGGCGATGAAGGTCCAGCGCGACGAAGAGGGGCTGAAGCTGCAGCGCGAGGCTGAGGCGCAGGTGATGCGCCTGCTGGGGGAAGAGCGATCACTTCAGAACCTGCAAAAGCGGATCGAGCATGAGGATCGCATCCTGGCCTTACAGAAGGCCGGATATGATCTGGCGACCGCGACCAACCTGGCCGACGAGGAGCGCAACCGGATCGCTGAAGCCCGCGCTGCGGCTCTTAAGCGGACGATCGAAGACGCTAAGGTCGAGCATCGATTGAACCTGGCGCGCTTGTCGGGGGATGAAGACGAATATCGCCGGTTGAGCGTCGCCGATCGCATTCAGCGGCGCGCCCGGGAGATCGAACAACGCGGCAACCTTAATCGCGGCGAGGGCCTGAAACAGGCTGGCCGTGAGATTAAGGAGGAGCTGGACGCGGCGCTCACGGGCGCCAGACGCGCCTGGGCGAGCAACATGCTGCTGGACATCAAGCGGAGCGGCCTGGGCGATGCTGTCTATGACCAGTTGGACAGGGCCACGGACAAGTGGTTGGTCAAACTCGGCGACGCCTTGGGCGAGCTGGATTGGGGCGGGTTCCTGAGATCCCTCGGCGGCGGATTCGGCGGCGGCGGAATGGATCTGGGCGGGGCCTTGTCGCAGTTGTTCGGAAGCGGCCATTCCGCTGGAACAGACTTCTCCGAGGGCGGCTTGAAGTGGGTGGGCGAGCGGGGGCCGGAACTTCTCCGACTGCCGCGCGGCTCGCAGGTGATGGAACATAACCGGGCGAGGCAGGCGGCCGCCGGCGGCGGCGCCATGAACGTCAGCCTCGGCGGACTGACCATCAAGAACTACGGCTCGGAGCCGATGACCGGCCGCCTGTCGCAATCGCCAGGCGGGGGGCTCGAACTGGAGCTTGAACCGCTCTTCAAGAACCAGCTGGCCAAGGCAGGCAAAGACGGCAGCCTGGCGCGCGCGCAGCGGTCGACGCCTCAACCCAGGCGGCGCTAGGTTTTGACGGGAGACGCCATGATCAACCGACTGACCAACGCAGGCGCCGTTGACGGCGTCGACGGTTGGGCCGCCACGGCAGGCATGACCCTGACGAAGGATGAGGCGGTGCGAGGCGCGCCCGGCCGGGGCGTCTTTCGCGCCTCGGGCACCTCCAGCAGCGCCGGACAATCATTCGCCATTACGCCGGCGTCCACCGCTCGGGCAGATGTTCAGGGGTTCTCTGTCGTGGAGGTTTCTTTGGCGACCGCCGCGTTCGTCGCCGGGGCCGCCGTCCCGCCCTTCGCGCGCCTGATCTTCTTCGACGGCAGCGGCGCCGTGCTGTTGGCGCATGATCTGATTGTCCGGCGGCCGGTGCTGGCCAGCTGGGGCGTAGGACGAGACGGCCTGCTGGACACCTACTATCGCGCCTGTGCGCAGATCGAGC